CTAGTCATCTGCCAGACCAGCGTCTTGGTGTACTTATTGTCAGCGTCATATCCCTGAGCTGTCTTATAGTCATCCTCAATGACACTAGAGTCCACTATGAGCTTATGACGAGCCATCACAGGTTCTATGGTATCGATGATGCGACGTTCCTTCTGGGTACTATGCTTGACCTCTTCTATGAGGCAGGGATGTATCTTGTTCAGGACAGGCTTGAGGAGCTGGGTAAACATACCGTCACCAAAGTTAGCCTCAGTGATAATAGCGTTGACCTTCTCGCTCTTAGCTATCTCTGCAAGCTTGGTAAGGGTATTGTTGTCGTACCCTCCCTGAAAGCCACCGCAGCGTCTGACATATAGGAAGCCGTTAATCATCTTGACTACAGCATAGCCTGTTTCGTCTTTACCACGCCCAGCAGGGTCAATAGCCATGACTGAGCCTGTGTACTCCCCAAAGTCACTAGAGGTACTCCTAGGGTGGTAGAAGCGGTCTCCAGCCATCGCTAGGTTCGGTAGGTCTTTCCACTGCTTCTCAGGGTCAGGCATCCAGTGTACATCCATAGGGGCTTTGTCTGCCTGTGTATGCATGACAATCAGGTCTCGTATCTTCAGGGGGTATCTCTCAAGGTCACTGAGCTGGGTGTTCAGCATAAACTGTAGGGAGAAGCCAGCCTTCCCATATTCAGCCTTACGCTCTGCCAAATCCATGTCAGAGAACCGTAGGGGGTCTGTAGATGTACCTTCGTCAACTGCAAGCTTCTTTATGTATGGGGCTAGGTCGTTGCCGTACTTGTCCATCTCTTCAGACGTAGGCATCAGAGCTGGCCAGATTTTAGTAGTAAAGGTTTCCGGCAGCTTATTATAGATACTGTCTTCTGTCTGAGGTGTACCCAGATATATAACCCGAGCATCTCTCTTGGGCTTCAGGATAGCTGAGAACTCTTTAGTACGCTCTAAGAGCTTCTCTCGCATATCTGAGGTAGCTGAGTTATTCAGCACCTCTACGTCGTCTGCAATAACGATGTCTGCACGAGTACCAGTGATCTGACCAGTGATACCCACAGACTTAACTGAGGGAGACTGGTCGGGTTCTGCTGGGGCTACGTCAAATTCAATCTTAGACTGCCTCTGGTTATCTTTAGGTATAAGATGTTTCAGAACCTCCATCTGATTGACCAGGTTCAGGGTAAAGGTGGTGAAGTTGTCAGCTCTGTTCTTTGACGCTGATACCACCAGTATCTTCTTCTGAGGGTCTCTAAGCAGCTCCCAGAGGACATAGGCAGACGTAATGAACGACTTACCTACACCTCGGAAGGCTTGGATACATATCTTTGTCTGTCCGTCCTGTAGGAACTGTGCAATGTCATACTGGACAGGGGTAGGGTCAGGTAACTTGATTTCTTTCCATACTAGGTAGAGAAACTTCCTGAAGTCCTGTTTAATGGGCTTTAGAGGATCGCTGAGAGTCATCTCAGGGGTCTGGGGTATGGTTACACCAGAAAGACCCTCTTGACTCTCTACGGGCTTCCTAGAGCGTTTCTTAGACATTATGCTGTCTCTGACTTCTTCTTAATAGCAAAGCCACCCTTCTTAGCTCTCATCTTAGCGTAGGTCTTAGGGTCGACTGTTGAGTTCTTCTTAGACCGACTAGTGCCAGCCTTCTTACGTTTGTTCATGTGTTCATATAGTGACATTAGCAATTCCACCTTCGCATTGATGCTCTAGCTCTTTCAGCATTCTTAGAGCGTTTAACAACTCCACCCATTCGAGCGCAGAATGATTTCTTACGCCCTGCATCCTTCTTAGTCTTAGGATTAGGGGCAGGGGGCTTTAGGTTACTTCCGGTCTCACGGTTGTACTTCCGTCTGCCTTTTTCAGTGAGACCAGCTCCGGCAGCAGTGGATAGCTTCTCACCTTTTCTAATTGATAGGGTGGTCATCAGTATCCTCCTCGAAGTCTGGTAGTGATGCCATAAGCTTACCGATGTTATTATCTATGGTAGGTAAGGCTTCTATACCGTTGTCCTTGAGGAACTTGATGGCTGCGCTAAGTTCTGCTGGGGATGCTTCCCCTGACCTTACTCGGCCTAGTAACTCCTGAGCTACTGCGTCATGCAGGGTAGACAGGAGGTCTTCTGACGCTCTCTTGGTCATTGCCATTCTCCTGTACGGATTTGATTTGTTACTTCGGTTGCTCTCTGGCCTACTTGTTTAGCCCAGGTAGACCGTAGGAACTCATCGGCTGCCATATCGTACTTTCCGTCCTTTAGCAGACCCATTGCGTTTACGAACTTGGAGACTGTTCCTATTCCTACGTTGAATGTGAAGTTGATAAGGGCTGCGAAACGTACCTCGTCTAAATCCAGTGTCCACGGAAAGCGACGCTTGAGCTGTTGTATTGCTTCTTTGATGTCGTTCTCCAGAAGCATCTCCGCTTCCTGTTCGGTTATACCTACGTCGTCCAGATTTCTTCCAATTCCGATAGTACATTTACCCTGTGTGCAAAAATAAGGTTTAAGTTTTATGCCCTCATGGCGTTTAAGTTGTTCGACCAGTTTATTCATTTAGTGTTTATCCTGTGAACAATGTTAATTGCTGTGTTAATCCATACCCCTATTAGGACAAGGATATGGATAATCATTTCTATGTGAGTTACTTCCATTACTTACCAAACATCTTAGTTGCGCCTTTGATCCCGAAGGATGCGCTTACGATTACTCCGAGGGTGTACTTGTACCAATCAGGGGTCATAGCAAGAGCCTCAAAGCCTCGCTCGACGTATTCTACAGTGAAGGGCAAGAAGCAGAGCAACAGGGGGATGCTGAACAAAATGGTAAGGTACTCGTCTTTCCATGAGCCACTAGAGTTCTTCTGGGCTGCAATGTCCCAGTCTATCTCTCCAGATATCTGCTTCTCCATCAGTGTGGTCTCAGCTTCTATCTGTACTAGCTTTTGCTTGGCCTTAGCCTTCTTGGTCTCTATGTATCCACCTACAGCTTCACTAGCGACACCCATGATGCCTTGAAGAATTACTCCAATCATGTCAGGTCTCCAATTCTTTCACACTTAGTGCCTACTACTGTGTACTCAGGCATCACCTGTTCTACAGATGCCTTCATCTCAGATATGCGAACCTCACAGTCAGCCTTGGTAGCTTTGAGTCCCCATAGGTCTGAGAGTTCTAAACACTGGTCTGAGCCATTAATTAGGCAAGCAAATACGATTGCTTTAAACATTAGTTATCTCCTGAAGGTTAAATAAAAGAGACCAGCAATGTAGATAACTACTGCTCCTCCCAGTATTGTGAGGAGTGCTATCGCTCCTATTTCCATTAGTTCTTGCCTTTTTTTCTTTATTCTTTGTATTTCTGCCTGACGCCTTTTTCTGGCCTCTGCTTGAAACTTTACCCAGTCCCCGTATAAACCAGGGCGACCGTAGTAAATCATGGCTTGCTCTAGCTCGGCTCGTTTAGCCTTTAGTGCCTCTAGTGCCATGAATTCTTCTAGTACTTCGCCCTCATTACCGCCTATGTTCCTCCAAAAGGACTTCTTCTTTTTCTCGCCTTTTTTTCTTAGGTCTTCCTCAGCGTTTATAAAATCAGAGATGGCTGTGCCAGCCGACATGAGTTCCCTGCCGTTGGCTATGGTTTGTTTCAAAATTCCAAAAGCGGCATTGGCAGCAGCTAACTCAGCCAGCATCGCCTTCTCCTAGTTTTTCTTGGGGTATTTAATTAGAGGCTGTTGGCTAGGGAAGTAGCGTTTCTGCTTTGCGCCTATCCCTAGTGCTTTCAGGACACCTGTAAGAAGCCCCTTGTTATCTTTCTTTTTCTGTTTATCACTCATCTAATTACCTTTATAAGTGTGCCTTGGATATGTAATTATTTGTCCCTATAAATCTGGTATATTTTGAACCCAAGATAAATGATGGACATAATCCCAACTACCAGAGCAACCCACTCGTTCAGTTCATGCAGCCAGAGAGGGGCGGATACACCCCCAACGGCTATAGCTAAGTCGTTCTGGTTCACCCTGCAATCTCCATAACTGTGATTGATGATGCGCCACCATAGTCACCAGAATAATTACTTCTTCTGTTAATACCAAAACTTGTAGTGCTAGTTCCGTGTGCTTGTACTTTATAAGTTATTGCTGATGTAGTGCTAGGGCTGTCTAGGTGTGATATAGAATTACCATTCCATGTATTTCCTGCATTTGCCCCAGATTCAGAATAAGCACCACCTGTTGAAGAAGCGGCGGTTGTGTTACTTACAGCAAGGTCTGTAGTATCTCTAACTACTTTCCAAACAACACCCATAGAATTTGCAGGGTTAATATGTACATCTACGAGAACAAGTATTTTGCTTGATGTAGAAGATGGTGTAATTGAAACAGACATACCGCTTACATCTGCGTAGCTAGAAGTTGACATTGTTGTGGTGGTTGTCAAAGTTGTGCTTTGAACCTGCAACACAGAGCCGCTAGGAAGAGCATGATTGTTTATGCGAGTTAGTGCCATGTCAGCCTCCCTATCCTGCTATTTCTGTTACAGTCATGTTGCTAATCATTCGCTCATAGCCATCGCCTGTATTACTATTAACAACACGGTTAATATAAATAGTACTACTGTTAGTTGGCCAAAAAGCTAAGTAATAAGTAATTGCACTTGTGGTGTTTGGCTCATCATAATATGTACCTGTCATTGTCTCAGGAGTACTGTCATTGTCTGTTCCTGTATAACTCATGCTGGGACACCACATCCCAGTCATTGTATATCCAGTATCTGTGTTACCTACAATTAAAGTATTGTCTTTATATAAAGCAAACAAAGAGTTAAATGCATCTGATTGACCACTAAACTCCCCATTCCACATAACATCAATCTTTAACTTTGATGTAGTAGAAGTAGGCGTAATTGTTACACTTGGAAAGTTAGTAAGCTTGTTCCATGTTTGTGTAGTTACAGACTGTGAAGTGCCTGTAGTTAATTGGTCATACTGTATCTGAATAATACCACCAGCAGGGGGAATGACAAAGCCACCAGAGGAGTTCTGGATGTTGTCTACTTTTAATACTGAAGTCATCCTGTTCTCCTATCCTATTAAGTAGCCCATAAAGTGAGTATAGACACCGTTGTTATCTACATAAATATAATCGCCAGTGTTTAACTTTATTTTATCATTTGAGTTTAACTGTACTACGCTGGTAAAATTCAAAATAACATATCCACCACTACCAACATTATTATAAGTTTTAAGATATGTTGAATATGAAGAGCCGCCATCTGTTGACTTTTGTAAATCAACACCGACACCACCTGATACAGTACCGCCTGATGAGTTAGTGGCAAAAATAATTGCACTAAATTGGTATAATCCAGTTACAGGAGCAGTAAAAACTGTATTGTCAAACACATTACCTACATCAAATAATTCTGTGTTAAAGACTAAATCGCCTGTCATAGAAGAACTTCCAACCGCTTTATGATGAAAGGCTGGTCTGTTTGTTGCTATTACATTTCCACTAGCAGTAATGTTACCACTGCTATCAATCGTAGCGGCTGTAGTGCCGTTGGTATGTTGGAGCGTTTCAACGCCTAATATACTTGCCATTGATTATCTCCTATTTAGCTATTTCTAAAAACATTACTGATGAAGGTGAGCCAGAATATCCTGTAGCACCTGACCTATTTACAGCTAATGTTCCACCACCTGTTGCACCTTGACAAACTACAGTTACATTACTTCCATCAGTATTTTCCACACTTGTAATTATTGTAGAAGGTAAATACCCTACATTATTCAAAGAAGTATAACTAAAAAAACCATGAGTATAAGAAGGGGTTGACCCTGTAGAAAGAAAAGCAGAGCCGTTTATTACCCATTTGTAATAACAGTAATAGTCATTTTGACTGTCGAAATTAGCCACACCTTGTATAAGTATTGTACTGTTTGTTAGTTTTGGTGTATAAAAACCAAAATCCAAATCATCAGCAAAAGCCGTAGCATTAGACCTAGTAGTTTGGGCATCTATTTGTTTTACTTCTGCACCTACAATCATCCCTGCTGGAAGTGTTATAGTTTGACCAGTAGTCTTAGGTGCTAGTTCATCTACATATAACTTACTCAT